CGCCCCGGAAAGATTGTCTTAACCAACGGTGACCCACGGCAAGTCCTACAACCCTTTAACTTTGGTCAAGTTAGTCAGATTACATTTGAGCAAGCCAATGCGTTACAAAGAATGGTACAGATGTCTACAGGAGCGATTGACTCTGCTGGCATCCCCGGAAGCATCAATGGAGAGGCTACAGCTGCTGGCATCAGTATGTCTCTTGGTGCTATTATTAAGCGTCACAAACGCACACTAATAAACTTCCAAGACTGTTTCCTAATACCGTTTGTTAAGAAAGCTGCGTGTCGTTACATGCAGTTTGACCCTGAAAACTACCCTGTTGCTGACTACAAGTTCAACGCTACTTCCACACTAGGCATCATTGCCCGTGAGTACGAAGTAACACAGCTTGTACAGCTACTGCAAACAATGTCACAGGACTCACCTCTGTACAACACACTTATAGAGTCCATCATTGACAACATGAACCTGTCAAACCGTGAGGAACTGACTGCTAGACTACAGGAAGCAGCACAGCAATCACAACCTACTCCAGAGCAACAACAGCTAGCTCAGGCTGCACAACAGGCACAATTACAGTTCCAGCAGTCTCAGACAGCGGCGTTGAATGGACAAGCTACTGAGTCACAAGCCAGAGCGCAGAAGATGGCTGTAGAAACTCAGTTGGCACCACAGGAGCTAGAGATTGACAGGATCAAGGCCATCACAACCAACCTACAGGCAGGCGACCAAGACGATAAGGAGTTTGAACGTAGGCTGAAGATGGCACAAACCATGCTGAAAGAGAAAGAGATTGATCTCAAGATTGGACAGCAGCAACGGCAAGGATAGTAACATGGTAATCACTTCAGTACAATTTCAAGACGCTATAAACCAAATCAACGCCAAGTTTGAAGAACTTGAAAACAAGATTAAGGAACTAGAATCTAAGAATGAAGCGAAAAAGCCAGCGCAGACGCGCAAGACTAAACAAGAGGCTGCTTGATGGCGAAACCAAGGAAAGGAAAAGCAAAGGTAAAGGTAACCTCTAGCGGGAAGAAAGTCTCCTACGGACAGGCTGGTTCAGCAAAAGGCGGTGGCCCTAGAGTCAAGCCGGGAACTAGCAAAGGAGACAGCTACTGTGCTAGAAGTTTAGGTATCAAAAAGAGACTGCCTAAGAAAAAACAGAATGACCCTAACACTCCGAACAACCTGTCACGTAAGCGTTGGAAGTGTTCAGGAGCTAAGTCAAGAAAAAAATAAGGACTAACCACAATGGAATCTGAGTTTATACCTGTATTTGATGACCCTGAAACAAGTGCTTTGCGGCTCAACTCAGAGACAATCTCCTACTTAGGAGGTTCCCTCATTGAAGCACAAGACCCTGATGTACAGCTAGAGATTCTGGAGATGATTAAACAGCACTCTGCTTTTGTCATAGAAACTAGCACAAAAATAGTAAACAGAAAGTCCGGCAAGTTACGGGCAGTATAACAAGGAAAAACAATGACTGATAACGCAATCAAGGTGCCACAGTGGGCGCTACCAATCGCAGCAGCCGCTGTTAGCCTAGCTGTAGCTTGGGGTGTCCTACAGGCTAATACAGCCCACGCATCAGAAGACAGAGAGCGTATTGCCCAGATAGCGGAGCAAGCCGCAAAAAAGGCTCAGGAGAACGGGCAGGCACAGGCAGTGACGGAGCAGAAGGTGGAAGCAATAGTCAACTCTCTGGCTCGTCAGGAGAAGATTCAAGAGAAGACCAACGAGCAGATACAAGCCCTCGTACAAGCTCTCCTAGCCAAGTAAACTATGACCCAGAAAACCCAAACTTGTTCTGCGACATGCGTGAGTACAGAATGTTGCGGTATGTGCAGCCCCCAGCCAAACGGCACAGAGTCGCAAAGAACTGGCTGTTGTTCAACAAGGGGCAGTGCGGATACGGTGCGGAAGTGTATGTGCGCAACCAAGGCCCAAGAATCCTTGGCACAGCATGGGACACCAAGCTAGTAATTTTAACTTGGGACTTGAGAAAGCCCACAGCTATTAAAACACAGGCTGTCAAGAAAAAGAGAAGGATATAGTGGAAGCTATACCTCCTTTCCCTAATAGTGTCAATGCACATGAGTTTATAGTAACTGACAAAGTTAAAGAGTCTTACTCTATAAAACAAAAAACATATGCAGTCAAAGGCGCTGTACAGGCTATAACTTATCTTGAACAGTTCTACTATGAGTATAGAAATGGGCAGCTAATGGTCACTATCTTAAAAGTGTTTAACCAAGACAAATATACGGTAGACCTTAAAGCATGACCATGTTAATTTTTATGCTGGTTATTCTTGAGAAGAATGTACCAACACTGGAGATAGCCTTCCGTGAGTTGACTTCTTGCCTTGAATACAAAACAGCCTTAGTGCATCAGGATGTCGGTCAGAACGCTATTGTAATGCCTAAGACCAGACACTTTGATGCGTATTGCGAACCCAGAGTAGTACCTGTATCTGATGTAGGTACTAAGCTGTTACTTAGAGACCCACCCAAAAAAGAGGAAAACTGATATGCCAATGGGAAAAGGAACTTACGGAAGCAAAGTAGGACGCCCACCTAAGAAGAAAAAAACAATGCAGCGGCGACCTGCACGCAAACCTGTTAAAAAGTAAAAATAATACTTGACTTTTTGACAAAAGTATGGTATAATCTAAAGTGTATCTTAACTAATTAAGGGAATACATAAGATGACTAAAGAACTTGAAGTTTACTTTGCTAACTACTTTGAGATGTTTCGTTCAGAAGGTTGGAAACAACTTCTTACTGATTTGAACCAAAATGTAGCGCAGATAAACTCAGTTGAACAAACAACAGATAATGAGAACTTGCACTTCCGTAAAGGACAACTTGCAATACTTGCTACTCTGTTTAACCTAGAAACTCAAATTAACAATGCTGAGAAAGAAGCTAAAGAAGAACCACAAGAAGAACTAGAGTTAGAAGCCTAATGTTCAAATTGTACGACTTCAAGTGTCTTAATGGGCATGTATTTGAAGCATTAGTCACTGAAGACCAACACACTATTAGGTGCGAGTGCGGTTACAGTGCTAAAAGGATTATCTCTCCTATCAGGTCTAGTTTAGACCCCATCAGTGGGGACTTCCCTGACGCCACTAGGCGTTGGGCTAAGGCTAGGGCGAGTCACATCCAATACGAGAAAAAGCAAAGTTCGTAGCTAGAACCCTTTTTTTAATCTCTCCATAATACTAAGGTACGGAGTTTAATAATGGCTAAAATAATTGAGCGTGAGGATGAGCAAGCGTCTACTGAAGACGTATTTGCTGAACAACAACAAGAACAACCAGAAGTCGAAGAACAGGTAACTCCTAGCGAACCTGAGATTCCTGACAAATACCAAAACAAGTCTGCACAGGAACTTGTACAGATGCACCAAGAAGCTGAGAAGCTATTGGGGCGTCAAAGTTCTGAGGTAGGCGAACTGCGTAAGGTTGTCGATAACTACATCCAAGCACAACTCACCCCGGCACCACAACAAGAAGAACAAGTCGAAGAAGTAGACTTCTTTACTGATCCTGAGAAGGCAGTAGCACAGGCTATCCAGAATCATCCTAAGATTAAGGAAGCTGAATCAGTAAGTCAACAGTACAAGATGCAAACTGCATTGTCTGCACTGAAGACTAATCACCCTGACATGGAGAGTATCTTAAAAGATACAAAGTTTGCAGAGTGGATTCAAGCATCTAAAATCAGGACGAAGCTGTTTGTAGCGGCAGACAAGCAGTACGACTACGAAGCTGCTGATGAGCTTTTCAATCTTTGGAAAGAACGTCAACAGATGATTGGTCAGGCTGCAAACGCTGAAAAACAAAGTCGCAAGCAAGCAGTACGCACAGCTAGTACAGGCAATGCCAGTGGTAGCTCTGAATCAAGCCCTAAGAAGATCTATAGACGCGCAGACATTATTAAACTTATGAAAGAAGATCCTCATAGGTATGCTGCTCTACAAGACGAAATAATGAGAGCGTATGCTGAAAAGAGGGTCAAATGATATATCTTAGGAGATATTAAATGACTGATTCTACATATCCCGCTACTGGGGGGTTTGTTGACAATACTAGTGCAGCAACCTTTATCCCAGAAATTTGGAGTGATGAGATCATCGCTTCATACCAAAAGAACCTTGTTTTAGCCAATCTTGTAAAGAAGATGTCAATGGCTGGCAAGAAAGGCGATACTATCCATGTACCTAAGCCTGTACGTGGCGATGCACACGCTAAAGCAGAGAACACTGCTGTAACTGTGCAGAACGCTACTGAAAGCGAAGTGCAAGTATCCATCAACAAGCACTTTGAATACTCACGCTTGATTGAGGATATTACGGATGTACAAGCCCTGTCTTCTTTGCGTCAGTTCTATACTGAAGATGCTGGTTATGCACTGGCTAAGCAAGTTGACACCGACCTACACTCTCTGGCTACTGGCTTGGGTACGTCTGGTACAACATCTACGACCTACCTGAATAACGCAGGTACTTTCTTCGTAGATGCTTCTAATGGTCTTTCTACTTACACTGCTGACACTGTAGTTTCCGCTGACGTATTTACTGACGCAGGCTTCCGTGGCATCATCCAAAAGCTAGATGACCAAGACGTTCCTATGGACGGACGTAGCTTCATTATCCCACCTGTTGTCCGCAACACTATCATGGGTATTGACCGCTATGTTAGCTCTGACTTCGTAAACAACGGTCAGGTTACAAACGGCCAGATTGGTCAACTGTACGGTATCGACGTTTACGTTAGCACTAACTGCCCAACTGTTGAAGCTGCTGGTGATAACTCAAATAGCACAGTAGACTCTTTGGGCGCACTGTTGCTCCACACTGACGCTATCGTAATGGCAGAGCAAATGGGTGTACGTTCACAGACTCAGTACAAGCAAGAGTTTCTCTCTAACTTGTTCACTTCAGACACACTGTACGGAGTAGCTGTACTTCGTCCTGCGTCTGGCCTGACTCTGGTCGTTCCTGCTAGCTAATAGCAATTGAGCATGGGGCTGCTTCGGTGGCCCCTAGCTTTCTTTTTAAGGTGAGTATATGTGGCAATCTTTGATTGGGCCTATAGCTGGTTTAGCAGGTACTTTCCTTAAAAACAAAGCTGCTGAAAAGCAAGCTGTCCATGACTCCAAGATGCGCCGTATTGATGCGGACGCTGATTGGGAAACTCAACAAGCCGCAGCATCTCAGTCCTCTTGGAAGGACGAGTGGTTTGCTATTATCCTAAGTTTACCGTTGATAGGTGCCTTTATACCGTCAATGGTTCCATACGTTGAGCAGGGGTTCACTGTCTTGTCTACAATGCCGGACTACTACAAAGCATTCCTTGGTGGCGCTATAGCTGCTAGCTTTGGTATTAAAACCTTGTCTAGCTGGGGTGGCAAATAATGGCTGAAGTAAGTTTTGCTCCAGACACAGATTTATTTGAAGGAGGCTTTGAAGCACCTACTCAGGAAGAAATTTTAGCACGCCTAAATGACCCTAACTTTAGTGCAACTGTTCTTGAAAATTTTGTAATACCTTCTGACCAATACACTGAAGCAGCAGGTGGTTTTTCACCATCTAATTTAGTAGTTCCTGTTAGCCAAGAATACTTAAATTCATGGACAGCGGCTAACCAAGTTACTGACGGAAACAACGGCACACCGCTATCTAATGCACAGCTACAGCAGATTAAAACCTTTTCTGCTTTACAGCCTAAGTACGTGCCTATAGTTCCCGGTGAAGAAGATAGATACAACAAGCGTATGGAGCAAGCGCAGCAGACTCCCGGCGCTATTTACTCTAACTTTGAAGCATACTCTCTTGCAATGCAAGACCACAATGCTGCAGTTAAACAGTACATTGAACAGGAAGGTATACCTACTTCTACAGTAGTGGACGGTAAAACTTTATACTTAAACTTAGGCACTACTCCTGCTTACTATCAAGAACAAGCAGACGGTGGGCAGTTAAAGAATATATGGCATCCCGGACAACGGTCTGGAGAAGGTAACACTTTCTACACTCAAACAGGAGAAGTGGGTACTTACGGTACTTTTGCTAGAGACGCCTACGGGACAGAAAAGAACCCTCCACTAAAAGATGCAGCACCGTTTATAGC